GAAGAAGGCCATGCAACTGGTCACCGACAAGCTCAACGATGCAATCAACTCATGCGCGTAAATTGGCGTGATTTGAACAAGTTGGGGGGCAATGTGGGTGCATATGAGGCAATGCGCGAATTTACCCTGTGCAGCATTTCAGCCCAATTGAGCGTACATTTTCAGCTATGGTGTGGAAAGGAGTGCAGGCCAATCCCTCCACACAAATTTCTGGGTCCTTCCTCGCCAAATCCCTATGCGGGGGGCAAAGGCCCGAGATTTCGATAGCGACAGATTGAAAAACCGGGTTTGCAGTTCGCACCGGGTTTGCACCTCCCCCAACCCCCCCAAGGAATTTATGACTCCCGAGATCAGAATGATCGCGGTGGATGCGCTCATCCCTTATGCGCGCAACGCCCGCACACACAGCGATGGCCAGGTGGCTCAGATCGCAGCATCCATTGCCGAGTTTGGTTTCACCAACCCCATCCTGTCGGATGGGGCGCGCGGAGTGATTGCTGGGCATGGCCGATTGATGGCTGCCCGCAAGTTGGGGCTCACAGAAGTGCCCGTCATCGAACTGGCACACCTGACGCCCACCCAGAAGAAAGCCTACATCCTGGCCGACAACAGAATTGCCGAGAACGCAGGCTGGGACGAAGAACTCCTGAAGCTGGAGTTGGCTGAGTTGCAGGCTGCCGAGTACGACCTGGACCTGATGGGTTTCAGTGATGAGGAAATCGACAAGCTTCTCAATGGCGATGAACAAAGCGATGGTCTGACCGACGAAGACGCAGTCCCGGAAACCCCAGTGGAACCTGTCTCAAAGCCGGGCGACCTGTGGATCCTTGGCAACCATCGCTTGCTTTGTGGTGACTCGACCGTCCTGAATGATGTCGAGCGTTTGATGGATGGCCAGCTGGCCGACATGGCGTTTACCGATCCACCCTACAACGTGGACTATGGCAACAACGCCAAGGACAAGATGCGCGGCAAAGACCGCCGCATCCTCAACGATGCGCTGGGCGACGGGTTTTACCAGTTCCTGTACGACGCGTGCGTGAACCTCCTGGTTGTTACTAAGGGCGCTTGCTACGTTTGCATGAGTTCATCTGAGCTGCATACCTTGCAAAAGGCCTGGTTGGATGCCGGTGGCAAGTGGTCGACTTTCGTGATTTGGGCAAAGAACACTTTCACGTTGGGTCGGGCTGACTACCAGCGCCAGTACGAACCGATCTTGTACGGATGGAAACAGGGAACCGATCACTTTTGGTGTGGCGATCGCGATCAGGCAGACGTCTGGTTTTATAACAAGCCTCGCGTCAACGATTTGCATCCGACCATGAAGCCGGTTGAGTTGGTGGAACGAGCGATTCGCAATTCTTCGAAAAGTCGGGATGTGGTGTTGGACCTGTTTGGTGGATCGGGAACCACTTTGATCGCATGCGAAAAGACAGGGCGTCAAGCTCGTTTGATTGAACTCGATCCCAAGTTCGTAGACGTGATCGTCAAACGCTGGGAGGAATACACCGGCAAGAAAGCCGTTCGAGAGGCCGGTGACTCAGAGCTGGAACAATCGCCGCAGGTCAATGAGCATGAGGTGGTGGATCAAGTTCAGTCTTGATCCATTGCGCTCTGAATCACAATTCCAGTCAGATATGGCAGCCCCTTAGGGATTCCGTAGTCGCGCTGGATCGTGCGTCCTACCGACCAGCTCATCCATTTTTCGATGGCCAGTGCGACGGCCTGGCGCATGTCAGGGCTTCTCAAAAAGGCGTCTTGAACCGTATCGGCAAAGTGTCGGCCATGGCGGCTGTCCAAGAAGGCACGGACCGACTCAAGCGGCTCGCCGGTGATCTTGGAAATTTGTTTCATTGCAATGGGCCAGGCAATGCTGGCGTAGCCGCCCATCGTTCCCCAAAAGCCCCACGACTCGTTTTCGGATGCGGGGATTTTGAGCAGGTCTTGTGCTTGTGACGTTTGCATGGCTCACCCCAATCGGGCAACGTAACGGGCGTAATCCCCGCCAGATGGATCGATGAACAGGTAGGGGCGACCTGGTGCGTGGACTTGGACGCACAGGCGTCCTTCCCCCAGGTAGCCGCCCTTGCCCTTGAGCCAGTCGCGGGATTTGTAGAGGTTCATGGCGAACCCGTCGAACTCTTCGGGCTCCATCTCTCGGGTCTCTGTGACGTAGACGATGTAGTCGCCGCTGCCTGCGATTTCGGTGATGTCGCTGGGTTTGCGCCCGAATGGCAGGCGGATGCTCAGCTCCTGGACCTCGATCTCTTGGCCGTCAAATTTCACGGTCATGGGTTTGCATTCGATGGTGAGGGTGATGTTCTTCATGTGAGCCTCAGGCGATGCGGTAGGTGCGTTGTTGACCATCGGCTTTCTCAGAAACGATGTTCAGCCCGAGCTTTTTTTTCAAGGCTCCGGCCATGCATCCCCGAACCGTGTGCTGTTGCCAGCCGGTGGCTTGAACCATCTGTTCGAGCGTTACCCCTTCTTGGCGCTGGAGCAGTTCAATCAGGGTGGCTTGTTTGGTTCCCTCGCGTTTAACGGGGGATGCCTTGGCTTCGACCGCGATGCCAAGGGCGCTGCGCCCCTCGTCGGTGATTGCAAATTGCGTGCTGCCGTCCTCGGCTTGGCTGTGGGCGGCAATGAGATTGGCGTTGGCCAGGGATGTCAAAACCTTAAGCCGCGCACCCCCTTTGAGATTGGCCGGGAATTCGGTCAACAAGTGCTCTGGATGCTGGGCCGCTGCGGTGAGCAGATTGCTTTGGGTCTCGGAGAGTTTCATGGTTTTTCCTTTAAAAAAATGGTGATGTGATGAACGCTTCATTCCGCTCGCTTATCAAGCGATTTCTGAATCTTTTTTCTTCCCCTGTTGCTTCTTCGTCTGTGTCTGCAGGCCAGCTTGATAAGCCGCTTGCAGAGCTGCCTCAATCCCCCAAACCGACACGTCGTGAAAGTCCAGCCGGTCCGAGTTCTGCGTCTGCAGCGTCTGGACAAAAAGGTGCTCGCGTGCGATCTGCTCCAAAAGGCAAGAAGGCGCGTTGATGGCGTTGGTGGTTTTCTTGTGGTTCATGCGGCGCTCCAAAAAACGTTGATTGATGACCGTATGAACGCTTCATTTCCGAACAACATCAAGTCAATTTCTTAGCCAGACTCTTTCACTTGGGTATGACCGATCGACTCTCAATTCGGGCCTATGCGCGCCACCGAGGGGTGTCCGATACGGCGGTGCGCAAGGCCATCGAGGCCGGGCGGATCACCCCCAACGCAGACGGCACGATCAATGCGGCGCAAGCCGACGCTCAATGGAGCAAAAACACAGATGCCGCGCAGCAACGGGGCAAACACAAGCCCGTCTCCAATGAGGCGATTGCGGGAATACGGGAAACGCTGGGTGAATCAGCGGGCGCGTTTGAACCCAAAGGCGGTGGCACCACCTTGCTGCAGGCCAAGACCGCCAATGAGGTGCTCAAGGCGCAGACCAACAGGGTGCGACTGGCCCGCCTCAAGGGGGAACTTGTCAATCGTGATCAGGCCGTCGCACACGTTTTCAAGATGGCGCGCGCCGAGCGCGATGCCTGGTTGAACTGGCCTGCGCGGGTGGCTGCGCAGATGGCCGCTGACCTCAACGCCGATGGGCATACCTTGCATGTGCTACTGGAAAAAGCCGTGCGCAATCACTTGATCGAACTGGGCGATTTGGCCGTTCGGTTGGACTGAGCCCTACTGTGGGCTTGAGGTTTTACGGAATGCAGGGATGTGTTGGAACACTATGACGGATTTGATGCCATTGCTGAGGCGTGGCGCGAGGGGCTCACCCCCGACCCACTGCTGACTGTGTCTGAATGGGCCGACCAGTACCGAGTGCTCTCGGGGAAATCGGCCTCGGAGCCTGGCAAGTGGCGAACCAATCGCACGCCGTATCTCAAGGAGATCATGGACTGCCTCTCGCCGACGTCTCCCGTCGAGCGTGTGGTGTTCATGAAAGGCGCACAGGTTGGTGGCACGGAGTGTGGCAACAACTGGATTGGGTATGTGATCCATCTGGCCCCTGGTCCCATGATGGCTGTTGCGCCGACGGTCGAGATGGCCAAGCGCAACTCCAAACAGCGAATTGATCCCCTCATTGAAGAAAGCCCGACGCTGTCGGGGTTGATCGCCCCTGCGCGGGCACGTGACTCTGGCAACACCATCTTGGGAAAAGAGTTTCGTGGTGGCGTGCTGGTGATGACGGGTGCTAACAGCGCCGTCGGCCTGCGCTCGATGCCGGTGCGCTATCTGTTTTTGGATGAGGTTGATGGCTACCCGGGTGACGTTGAGGGAGAAGGTGATGCGATTGCACTGGCTGAGGCTCGAACCCGAACCTTTGCACGCCGAAAGATTTTCATTGTCTCGACGCCAACAATTTCTGGATCGTCGCGCATCGAACGCGAGTATGAGCAAACAGACCAGCGACAGTTCATGGTCCCATGTCCGCATTGCGAGCACGAGCAAGTCCTGATTTTCGAACAACTGATCTGGGAAAAAGGTCTACCCGAGACAGCGCACTACAGGTGTGAGTCGTGTGAGCAGCCCATCTACGAATACCAAAAGACTGAAATGCTGGAGCGGGGTCGATGGCAGTCGTCGATTCCTGATTACGTGGGAAAGACGGTGGGGTTTCACCTCTCCAGTCTGTACAGCCCAGTGGGTTGGCGCAGTTGGGCCGACATCGCTGCAGCATGGGAAGCAGCACAAGGATCTGCAACTGCCTTGAAAGCATTTAAAAACACAGAGCTGGGCGAGACCTGGGTCGAGCAAGGTGAAACCCCCGAGTGGGAGCGCTTGCTTGAGCGCCGTGAAGACTATCGAATCGGCACTGTGCCAATTGGGGCGGCTTTACTTTGCGCTGGGGTGGACGTTCAGAAGGACCGCATTGAGGTCTCGGTCTGGGCATTCGGTCGGGGCAAAGAGGCCTGGCTGGTGGAGCATCGTGTGCTCGCTGGCGATACCTCCCGCGATACGGTCTGGCAACGACTGCGTGAAATGATCGATGAGTCCTGGACACATGCGTCGGGGGTGCAGTTGCGCCTGAGTCGCATCGGCCTGGACACAGGATATGCCACGCAAGAGGCCTATGCCTTCGTGCGCAAGTTACGTGACTCCCGGCTGCTGCCAATGAAAGGCGTGGCCCGTGGTGCTGCGCTGGTCGGATTGCCGACCGCTGTGGACCTGACCGTGGGCGGTAAGAAGCTGCGCCGGGGTGTTCGGGTTTATTCGGTGGTGGGTGGCATTGCCAAGCTGGAGTTTTACAACCACCTGCGCAAGACCATGGAAGTGACCGAGGACGGCGAAATCCTCTATCCAGCTGGATACATCCATTTGCCCAAGGTCGATGCCGAATTTGTGCAGCAGTTGTGCTCTGAGCAGTTGGTCACGCGTCGGGATCGCAATGGCTATCCGGTGCGCGAGTGGCAAAAGATTCGAGAGCGCAACGAAGCGCTTGATTGCTACGTCTATGCGCGGGCGGCTGCCAGCCTGGCTGGTCTTGACCGGTATGAGGAGCGTCACTGGCGCGAATTGGAAAAACCGTTAGGCGTGGCAGGACCACCTGAAGACGCCCAATCAACCAAGCAAGAAGCCACCCTCAGCGGTGGCTTCGTTGTTTCTAAAGGACCACAACGCGGCAGGCGCTTGATTCGCAGCCGGTGGATGAACTGATGACGACCTATACCCTTGAACATGCCCAAGCACTGCGAGAGGCCATTGCCAGTGGTGAGCATCGGGTGACCTACGACGGCAAGACCATCGAGTACCGCACGGTCTCCGATCTCAAGCTGGCCTTGGCCGAAGTGGAGGCGGCGCTCGCCTCAGACAGCGGAAAAACCAAGACTCGTCAGATCAGAATCACTACATCCAAGGGGTTCTGAGATGGCCTTTTGGAAAAAACTCACAGCCTATGTGGGCTGGAATTCAGTTCACGAGGCTGCTGGCTCAGGCCGCAGATCTCGTGTTTGGAATCCTGGTGACCCGGGGGCGGTCTCGGCGATGCTGGCCACGGGCAATCAACTGCGGGTCAAGTCGCGAGACTTGGTGCGCCGAAACGCTTGGGCGGCCAACGCGGTCGACAGCTTTGTTTCGAATGCAATCGGCACTGGCATCAAGCCGCAATCCTTGGTGGATGACCCCAAGTTTCGGGAGCGAATTCACGCTTTGTGGTGGCAGTGGGTGGAGGAGGCAGACAGCAACAACCTCACAGATTTCTACGGCCTGCAGTCACTAGCCTGCCGGGCCATGGTCGAGGGCGGCGAATGCCTGATCCGTATCCGCAATCGGCGACAAGAGGATGGCCTGAGTGTTCCGATCCAGTTGCAGATTCTGGAGCCCGAGCACCTGCCTTTGAGCCTGAACACGCTCAGCGCATCGGGTAACCCGATTCGTAGCGGCATCGAGTTTGACGCCCTTGGACGTCGGGTGGCTTACCACCTTTACCGCGAGCATCCGGGGGACCCGAGCTTGACGGTCAATGGCAATGACCTGGTGCCCGTTCCTGCTGAGGAGATCGTTCACCTGTTTCGCCCACTGCGGCCAGGTCAGATTCGTGGCGAGCCCTGGCTGTCGCGAGCCTTGGTCAAGCTCAATGAACTCGATCAGTACGACGACGCAGAGCTGGTTCGAAAAAAGACGGCAGCCATGTTCGCTGGCTTCATCACGCGCCAGTCGCCTGAAGACCAATTGCTGGGCGAAGGCGAAGCAGATGAGTTGGGCGTAGCCATGGCGGGTTTGGAGCCAGGAACCCTGCAAGTCCTGGAGCCGGGTGAGGACGTGAAATTCTCTGATCCAGCGGATGTTGGTGGCTCCTATGCGGAGTTCCTTCGGGTGCAGTTCCGTGCAGTCGCTGTGGCCATGGGTATCACCTATGAGCAGTTGACGGGCGACCTTTCGGGTGTGAACTACTCGTCGATCCGTGCCGGGCTCCTGGAATTCCGTCGCCGTTGTGAAGCCATCCAACACGGTGTGATCGTGCATCAGATGTGTCGACCGATCTGGCGTGCCTGGATGGATGCGGCAGTGCTCAGTGGTGCGCTGGCCGCACCTGGATATGCCAAAAGCCGTCAAGCCGCCAGAGCGTGGCAGACGGCGAAGTGGATTCCCCAAGGCTGGCAGTGGGTAGATCCTGAAAAGGAATTCAAAGCCTTGCAGTTGGCCATTCGATCCGGATTGATGAGCCGTTCCGAAGCGATTTCGTCCTTTGGCTACGACGCGGAATCGATCGACAAAGAGATCGCAGCTGACAACGCACGAGCCGATGCGTTGGGACTCGTTTTAGATACGGACCCCAGGCAAGTGGCCCGCAATGGCGCGACCAACTCGGCAGTGCCATCGCTCCCCCCTGACTCACCAAGCGCGCCTTTGGTTGATCAGCAAACCTAACTCAGAGGACCTATGAACCACATCTCGTCGATGCCACATCTGGCATCGCGAATCTTTGGCACGCCCCTGCTGATTCACCCCAGAAAGCTGGATGTGATTCTCTCGGTGATTGGCCCCCGTTTGGGGTTGGCCATGTCAGACGATTCGCAAGCACTCATCAAGCACTTGGCTTCGCAAGCCTCGCCTGTCAATCCCACGGCGCTGACATCGAACATTGCTGTCATCAGCGTGTCTGGAACATTGGTCCGTCGCGCTGCAGCAGTCGATGCGGCTTCGGGCCTGACAAGCTACGCGGCCATCAGTGCGCAGCTTGCGCAAGCTGTGCGTGATCCGGCTGTCAATGCGATTTTGCTGGACATTGATTCACCAGGCGGTGAGGCCGGTGGGGCGTTTGATCTGGCGGACCAGATCATCGCAGCAAGGCAAAGCAAACCCATCTGGGCTGTTGCCAACGACGACGCTTTCTCGGCGGCGTATGCCATTGCCAGCGCGGCCAGTCGGGTCTATGTCACTCGGACGGGAGGCGTGGGCTCTGTTGGGGTGATCGCATTGCATGTGGATCAGTCTCAGCGGGACGCTATGAGCGGGCTTCGCTACACGGCGGTGTATGCCGGGGACCGCAAGAACGACATGTCGCCCCATGCACCCTTGTCCACCGATGCGGCGCAGGCCCTGCAGACCGAAGTGGACCGGCTGTATGGCCTGTTCGTGTCGACGGTCGCAGCCAACCGAAACCTTTCTGCACAAGACGTTCAAGACACCGAAGCAGGGCTGTATTTCGCGAAAGACGCGATTGATGCCGGTCTAGCCGACGTGGTCGGGACGCTTGACGACGCACTGCTTGCTCTGAGTGAAGAGCTCCACACGCAATCGACATCCATCGCGCGAATACAAGGTTCGGGCCGCGAGATGGGGATCTCTACGCCCGGATCGTCCATGAAAAGGAGTGTTTGCATGCAAAACGATGCAACCCAAGCTGCCGATGGGCAGACAACCCAAAAAGAGCAATCTCAATCAACCGACCAGGCGAGCGCTGGAACTGGGCCTACCCAAGGCAGCGATACCTCGCAAGACGCAGGGGGCGAAACCAGTGCACAGGTGCAAGCCAGTGCTGCTGGTCAAAGCCACGACATCAAGGCGGCCAGTGCTCAGGTGCTGGCGATTGCCGAGATGTGTCTTCTGGCCGGGAAGGCCGAGATGACAGCGGGCCTGATCGAGCGTGGTGTTTCGGTTGACCAGGCGCGCAAGGAGCTTCTGGCGGCCAAGGCTTCTGCATCTCCCGAGATCTCCAGCCGCATCTTGCCGGAGGCAGGAACCCAAACCCAAACCAAGCCCGAAGACAGCCCTGTCGTTCGGGCCGCGAAGCAGCGCGCTCAAAACCAGCGTGATGCAGCGCAAGTCAACCACCGTTAATAGGAGAAGCTGATGACTGCCATTACCAATGATCTCACCTTGGGCGACCTGCTGAAGTACGAAGAGGAAAACCTGTACTCCCGTGATCAGGTCACGGTTGTGTCCGGGCAGATCTTGAAGCTCGGAACAGTGATTGGCCGAGTGAGTGCCACCCAAAAAATCAAAGCCCTCGACCCTTCTGCGACCGATGGCTCAGAGGTTGCCGCTGGCGTGGTGCTGCAAAGCATCGATGCCAGTGCCGCAGAAAAAACCAACGGCCTGATCGTCTCGCGTCAAGCCATCGTGGCCGATCACGCGTTGATCTGGCCCGCCGTCATCACCACGGAAGAAAAAACCGCAGCCATCGCTCAACTCGAAGCGATCGGCGTCCTCGTTCGTCAAGGAGTCTAAGCAATGAACAATCCTTTCCAGTCCCCTGCGTTTTCGATGACGGCGCTCACCGCTGCCATCAACATCCTGCCCAATCAGTTCGGCAAGCTCGATCAGCTCAACTTGATGCCTGCCCGCCCTGTGCGCTTTCGTCAGATTGCTGTGGAAGAGCGAAACGGCGTTCTGAACCTGCTGCCCACGCTGCCCGTGGGTGCGCCTGGCACGGTGGGAAAGCGCGGTCGCCGCACTCTGCGCTCGTTCATCATCCCGCACATTCCGCACGACGATGTGGTGCTGCCAGAAGAGGTTCAAGGTCTGCGCGCCTTTGGCTCTGAGACCGACACCGAAACCATCGCAAACGTGATGACCGAGCATCTGCAGTCGATGCGCAACAAGCACGCCATCACGCTGGAGCATTTGCGCATGGGCGCACTCAAGGGCGTGATTCTGGATGCGGATGGCTCGGTTCTCTACAACCTCTTCGATGAGTTCGGTATTGAGCCCAAGGAATTCAACTTCGCGCTCAACAACGAGAAAACCGACGTCAAGAAAAAGTGCCTGGACCTCAAGCGCTACCTTGAACTCAACCTCAAGGGCGAGTACATGACCGGCGTTCGCGTACTGGTTTCGCCGGAGTTCTTCGATCTGCTGACGGCCCACCCCAATGTGGTCAAGGCGTATCAGTGGTACCAGGAGAGCCTGGCGCTGCGTGCAGACCAACGCACAGGCTTTACCTTTGCGGGCGTCACCTTCGAGGAGTATCTGGGCCAGGCCTCCGATGTGGATGGCAATGTGCGCAAGTTCATTGCTTCTGGCGAAGGCCATGCCTTCCCCGAGGGCACGTTGGACACTTTTGCCACCTACTTTGCTCCGGCTGACTTCAATGAGACGGTCAACACGCTGGGGCAGCCCCTGTACGCCAAGCAAGAGCCTCGCGAATTTGGTCGCGGCACGGATCTGCATACGCAGAGCAATCCGCTGCCGATGTGCCATCGACCGGGGCTCTTGGTCAAACTTCTGGCCAGCTGATGTCACGCGATCCGTTTGCACTGGGTGTCAAACGGCTGTTCGCAAGTTTGGGCTCTCCGGCGCAGTACAGCACTGTTGCCGGGGAGACCATCGAGCTCAAGGTCATCAGCAAGGCACCGGATTCGATGCAGGATTTCGGCCAGTCGCATCTGGCGGTGACCTCGTATCGGTTTGACTTGCAAGCCTCAGATGTCACCCGGCCTCAAGAGGGCGATCGCCTGACGTGGCGGGGAGTCATTTTTGTCATTCAGGGCGATGCACTGGTTGACCGTGATCGCTTGATCTGGACTGTAAGTGCCTACCCCTTGCCTGACTATCCTTCGACGGGGAGGTGAGCATGAGCGTGCGACTCCTGGCTGCTCTTCAAGGAGACCTCTCCAAGATGATGGAGCAGGAACTCAACTCCGCGCGGGTGGCGGTGACCACCGGCGTGCGAGAGGCGACACAGGGCCTCAAGAGTGAATTGCGCTCGCAGATCGAAGGGTCTGGTCTGGGCTCGCGTCTGGCCAACACCTGGCGTGGGGAGGTGTACCCGAAGGGACGCCCCAGTCTGGGATCGGCAGGGCTTGTGTACAGCCGCGCACCGGTTGTTGTTGCGGCGCACGACCAAGGTGCGTTGATTCGTTCGAAGAATGGGTTCTGGCTCGCCATCCCACTCCCTGCGGCAGGCACTGGGCCACGCGGCAAGCGAATGACGCCAGGCCTTTGGGAGCGCATGCGTGGTCAACGACTGCGTTTCGTCTATCGCTCTGGGAAACCGTCGCTGCTGGTGGCGGACAACTTTCGAGCCAAAACAGGCAAGCGCGGCGGCTTTGCGGCGGCATCTGCTTCCGCTCAGAAATCAGGACGGGGGCTGACCACAGTCCCCATTTTTTTGCTGGTGCCGCAAGCCCAACTCAAGAAGAAATTCGACATCGCCAGTGCTGCCCAACGGTGGCAAGACAGGCTGATGGTGTTGGTCACACAGTCGTGGCCAGAAGAACGCTCGGACACATGAAATGACGATGAAAGCCAGCCAACGAGAAGCGGCGCTGGGGGCCTTGTTCACGCTGTTGGACGGGCTTCCCCTGCAGCCCAATGCCATACGCAGAAATTCATCCCTGCCTGAGCGGCTTAGTGAGCACGCCATGGTGTTCCTGCGCGATGGGGATATGACCCAGGTCGATGTCACTTTGTCGCCTGTGACCTATCTGTGGGAGCACGCTGCAAGCATCGAAATCTACGTCGCGCATCCCGAAGCATCTGCCAGAGACGCGCGTATGGATGAGCTGCTTCAGTCGCTTGGCACCTTGATCATGTCTGACCCGACTTTGG